CAAATTCTAAATCTTCATTGTAAAAGCATGGAATAGGCGTACCTGTTCCGGGTATAAATGCAGCAGGTGTGCTGCGTGTTACAAGTGTAACCTTTTGTTCACCTATTGCAAAGTCACTTGGCGCAGTTGATGGATTAATAGTATATCCTTCCTGTTTAAAGTCACCATAAACGCGACCAGCATCACGATATAACTTGCTGTATGCATCTTCAGCTGATGTATAGGTAAATTGAAACGTGGCTTTTTGAATGTCTACCGTGCTGCCTATAACAACATCTTTTGATATGTCTAGTTTGCTAGTCCAGTCTATTACATCGCCTGTACCAATAAAATTGTTTTGTGGCACGATTGCAATGCGATTAGGCACAACGCGACTAGGAACAATAGCACAATTGTGCATTTTGATTACATCATTCACAAAATCGATTTGACGCATATCAGGTGCGTTCAATCTGTAATCAATTGTTTGTCCTATAGTAATCGTGGCTGAATTGATTTCAATATAAGATGTGTTTAATGTTCCATCACCTGCAATTCCGTATACATCGATACTAGGATTTTCAAATAAATCTACAGGTGTCCACCATAAAGTTCCATCACTCTGAACATTAGGTTCACCGGTAGCTTGATATCTTGCAATGTGAAAATTTATTTCATCTCCTATCTGCAAATCAACATTGAAAGTGGTATCAAGCAAAGCCGTCGTGCCAATGAACTGATTCAAATAAAAATAGGTTGAACGCAAATTATAAAAAACACCATTTTTATAAGTTCTTAGCAAAATGACTATATAGTTTGTGCCATTTGCACCACCTTCTGTTTCAAAGTATTGGTGAATATGAAAAGTAAAAGTACCAGCAGCGGAAGCTGTATAAATACCAGTAACAGGATCAAAATCATTACTGTTATCAAACACCTCTGTCATATTCTCATAAATCGATGAGGAGCTTGTATTAGTATCAATTAAAAATGCATCAGTTGGATATGCTCTAAAAAAGAATTGATTGCTGCCACCTGTATTGCTTAATTGTTGCGTATTGCAAAATGGCATGTAGTAATCTTCAATGATATTCTCAAGTGAAGATGCAACAAGGTCAAAGCCTGCTTCAGTTACAATATTGCGTAGCAAATACCACCAACTAATCGCTGGCGTTAAATCAGCAGCGTTAATAGGTATAGTTGGGTTAAGTATCGGGCGTGAATTAGCTGATCCATCATTGCTCCATCTCTGCCCTCTGTCACATAATGTCCAAATCCTATCTGCTGTTTCGTTAGTAACGTTGGCATAGTTAACTACTTCATTCAAATCAGCAAGCGCAGCAATATCACTGAGCTTCTTTTCACCAATGGTGCGTACAAGGTCAGGTGTTTCAGCATAGAAGGCTACCTCTACTTCATTAATGCGATTCATTTGCTTGTACACCTTGCGCACACGCAGATAACCGGTTGCAATCGGTAGCGTATCTACACGGATTTCAGCAGGTAGTTTGTAGAAGAAATAGTTTTCCGCACCTTGTTCGGAGTTGGTATCGAATAACGGACCGATAGCTTTGGTGTTGTTATCGGACATCGGTATGCGGAATTCACGACTAAATGCACCCTGCGCTGTAAAGTTGGATAAATCTTGAAACTTCCAGTTCTGCGATATGCTTTCGTTTTCGAATAAGTCAAGATAAGAATCTGCAACAATAAACGAATAAATCAAAATCTCAAAACCTGATGGATCAGGAATATCCGATGTGAATGGTTGGTCTACGGTTATCTCACCTGTTGCATTATCATACCATGTAACGTAACGTGTGAATACTATAACCGATGGAGAAACACTACTATCTATAATTTCAATCTTGCTTCCGATTGTATATGTAGCTGCTGCTCCTATTGGACCAAAACAAAAACTATTACCTGTAACAATAGGCGATAATAATACATCTTGCCCGGTTGGTGTGAGTGATAACTGTTCGCTTCTTACTATTAATTGTACTTCCCCGTTCATGTTATGTCCAGTATTCGTTTGCCATTCTTACTTTCAAAGACAAGTTGTAAAGCTTGCCATCGCGTGTTTTGCGTTCGGTGTAGGTGGTGTCATCTAAGTTAACAGGCAGCGCAATATTCTCTCCGTTGCGCTGTGTTATCCATACAACTTGATTGCTCACAAGCAATGAGCGAAGGAATAGGAATTCACCTTCCTGAATGTAGTCGCTGGTAACAGTCAACACTTGCTGCACTAAGTTCCTGCGCTCATACAGTCCACGATCGTCTTTGCTGAACACGCTGGTTGTGCTATTGAACAACACCTTTCGATACTTCTTGCGGTCAATCTCATCATTCATTTCAGACTTCTTGATGAAGTTGAAGTAGTCCCAACCACCGCGACTGTTCACCCATCCCAAACGAATCACATCATTGTGACAATCCTTCTGCCCATACTTAGCTGCATTATAAAAACGATACTTTATACTTGATTGCGTGCTTCCTGTTCGCGCAAATACTTCGTAGTAACGCCAACCGGGATTGTCGTTTTCATTTGGTTTAATTGACCATGCACCAGTCCAGTCATTCATGTTAGCTGGATAAACAGGCAAAGCTTCGATATCGTATGCATTCAATGATAGTGTTTCAGTAAATGTTGTACCATTTGCTTTATACAACACAATGCGCACATTGTCTACAAGGTTGTTATACATGTAGCTGGCATTACCCGGTATGCTTAACGTTCCATAGTCTGTTTCGTAGGAAGGAATCCAAATGATGTTTTGAGTTATTGGGCTTCCTGCTCCCCATGTTGGTGCTAAATACCACGAATGTGTGCCGTACTTTCGGTCGCTCATGCCGTAGTTAAGGCTGAACTGAAGCACGTACTTAATATCGTCCACACCCACTTCAGGATTTGGCTTGTAACCATCGAACACTTGATAGTAACCATTGATGACAATGCGCCCACTCATGGTTACTTCGCTGCCTTCATTCTCCGTAAGCACACCACCAACCAACCACCATTCAGTGATTGCTGCGCTAAGCATATACTTACTCAAATCATCAATGGTATCATCCGTTCCAAAATGATACTGCTGGTTGCGTAAATCATCCACAAGTGGCGCAATATCAAAGTACATGTTATCATCCGGAGCAGGTGACAAATAAAACGTGTACGTCTTAGCATCAACAGTAATGTTCAAGCCATAACGAAAGCCCTGCTGTGCAGTTTCTGTGCTCGATGCAATCAGCATAATCTTTTGACCACGCACCACCCAGTTGAAGGGTTCATCTACGATTGTTAATGCCATCTATCTTTTGTTTAATAGTAATCTTTGTTCAATGTCTTTTATGTAAGCATTCATTAGCTTATCCTTGTAATCGTCCCATGTATCGTCTATTGCTTCCTGATAATAGTTAATGCCTTGAATACCTTTTGCACCTATGCTTTTTGATATAGCAATAGCCGCACTTTTGATTGCACTTTCAGTAGACTTAATGAATGCGCCCTGTTTGTTGCGAAGCTTCAATGGTTTCATACGAATCCACTTCATGATGTCTTCGTATGGTGGGCGTTTCGTTGGATCACCCGGATAAGGTTTGCGACCGAATTCAATCACATCTGCATATTTACCAGCATCGCCTTTGACAGTGAAGTCAATTGTTGGTTTTCCGTAGCGAATACGCAGCTTGTAATTTAAAGAGCGAAGCAAGTTACCCGATGAAACACGATTGACAATCTTACCACGCACCCTTCTTTTGATGCGTAGGTTTGATTGCGCACGCTCAACTACTGTTTCTGCGTATTCGTTCAACATATCTTCGAATTCCGTTGCCATTAGATTTCGGTCAAGAATATGGTGTATGCAGTTGAAGCATTGGCAACAAGTAATTCAGCAAATCGCATTGCCTTAACTGAATCTATCAGTGCTTCGCTAACACGATTCCGATTCGCTTGTGCGGCATCGTCTATGGTAGGCCATGTCAATGAGCCATCTTCGTTTTCGGTTGGCTCAACATAGTCGCTACCACATTTGAAAATAATGACATTGCCATTATTCTCAACAATAAAATTTTGACCGTCGAAATTATATGTCATATTGTTAAGAGTACTTGGTTTGAAAGAACGTTACCACTAACTGTTGTTGCATTATTTTGAAACTTCATACCCATTAAATCACCAACAGCAATCGTCACACTATTGACTAAATCGGTAAACACCCCCGCTGCTGAACCTGCCGCAATGGTTAGTGTCAATGCTTGATCTGTGCTATTCTTTCGAACAGTGCAAACCAAAGAACCGGTTGCAGGTTGCGCACTTGATGTTTGCACATATAGTTTTGTCAATGTGCCTGCTGTCGCTATTGGTGTACGTCTTAAAGTATCTGCAGAAACTATTGATAATGCACCACCGAATAAGCAACCGAAATAAGTTGATGAGGCAGGTATGTTTGTAGCATTCTGCGAATTATATAGTATTGATGTTGAACCTGTAGTTATACCTAAGTCGCTGACCATTTCAGCCGCTGTTCGCGCAGTTACTGTATTATCAGCATTGATGCGTAAATAACGAACAGCACTTGGATTCGGTAGCGTTGCAAGGTTAGTTCCAACCGTAGTTAATCCGATGCTGTCCTGCTTACCATTAAACGTATTCCAATCCCCACTGCTCAATGCACCACGATTTGCTGCGCTTGCAGTTGGTAGGTTGAATGTATGTGTGCTTCCTGCGCTACTTATTGCAAAGTCAGTTCCTGCTGTGCCTACTGCAAGGTTTTGAACCTGCGCTGTAATTCCATTGATTGCATTTACGCCTGTGCTAAGTGTTGTGATTACTTGGCACAAGTGTCCATTCTCTGTATGGAGCTTAAGTGTTCTACCCGATGTCGTTACAAACACACGCAAAGCCAATCTATCGGTTAAAGTCATAACCGTTGCTGGTACTGCCAAAGCAGTAAAGTAGGCATCAATTACGGTTCCCTGAGTAATACCTTCAGGTGTTGCAACGTCAGTAGCCAACAGCGTAAATGTGCTGCCATCATACTTATATAATTCAACATAGAAGGAAGGTGAGCCACCACCTGAAGAAGCACTAAAATAAAGTTCAAGGTTAAAGTTTCCACCCGGTACTAATAGCACATTTGGATCATTAGCATCCGTAATGAATTGCGCAATCAATCCGTTGCCTTGTGCATTGGTTCGTGTGAAGTCAGTTCCTGCACCAAATACAGCTGTCTTGCTCATTTGGTAGTAAGTGCTGCCACCTATTGTAACTTGATTTATTGAGCCGTTTAAGTAGTAGCTAACTGATGAACCACCTCCACCCGTTGTTGGGAAGTTGGCAAGTTGCCCATCGCCTCGCACGTATTGTGTAGCAAGTCCTGCTCCTGATATTGCGAGTGTTCCAGCCGTAGTAATTGGTGAACCTGTAACACTGAAAGCAGGGGGAACAGTAAGAGCAACCGATGTAACTGTGCCACCTGTTGAAGGCGTGCTATTTACCCATTCCGTTCCATTGTAAGTTAGCACCTGCCCGTTTGAAGGTGTGGGTGCGTTTACATCAGCTAAATCATCAAGGTTAGTTGGTATACTTGGCTGATTGATTAAGTCAGTATAATCGCCTGTCGTGGCAACGGTGGCAAGCGGTACGTTCTCAAATTTACTTGTTCCGCTATCGTAAATTAGTGTATCACCGTTGGCAGGTGTAGTGATTTGCACATCTAACAATTCATCAATAGCAAGTCCACTAATTACTTCCCAATTAGTATTACCACGCTGAATCAATTGTCCCTTAGTTGTACCGGGCAACAGATCATCAAGCGAATCGGGAATGTTTGGTTTATTCAGTATTTGATAGTCACCGCTTGTTGCGTTCCAATCAACAGGTGATTGACGCAAACGATAACCAACAGCAACTAATGTCCAATAAGTAGGGTTAGTTGGGTTAATTGCATCATTATTGGCAATGCATCTGTAAACACTTCCGTTATACCAAACGCGATCACCAATTTGATAAGGGTTGCCTAATGCAGTTATGTGATTTGCGTTGTATTCGGTACTAACATATTCACCACCTCCACCTCCTCCACCTGCTGCATCAATAGTCACACTACCATCTCCGTTGTCTGTGATGGTTACGTTCGTGCCTTCTACTAAATCGAGGATGTTTTGAACTGCGTTATCTACTCCGTTGGTGCGAAGTGTCAAGCCGTAACCTGTTCCGCTACCACCACTTGATGTTCCACCAACAGCCCACACAGCAGGAATATCACATGCTGACCAATCCCACGGGACTTCAAGTGTTAGCGTGAATGCAATACCGGTTACTGTGTTTTTGTATTCTTCGATGAATGGTTCAAACGTTGGAATGTTGACCAGCTGCACATCGAATCCGAACAGCTCCAAACCGTTGCGCACTTCAGCTATCAAATCTTGACCTAATCGGATGCAATCGCTAATTACTTCGCGCTGGTATTCTGCTTTGTATTCTTTGTCGCGTGGTATGTCAGCAAACATGACTAAGAAACCGAACTGCATACCGCCCTGAATCGGTGTGATTGTATCAGGTGTTACGTGCATGAATGGATATTGATCGTCCTGCAGTTGGTCTGCAAGGTCAATCTGCCCATGTGTGAATCGCTTAATCAAAAAGTGACCAGCAGCAAAAGCTTCAAGTCGATTGATTAGAACATTATAGCTGTAATTATAGCTTGTCATCTATTCCTTTTTTTCATTTCCATTTTCTGCACATACACGTAGTCTGCTAAATACGTTAAGTGCGTAAACACTTCATAACACCTTCGCTCTGTCACTGCATCAAACTTCGTTATGTCCCGGTCGGCAAGTGATTCAATAATATGAAACCAACCGTACACACCTAAGCCGTCAGGGGTTGCTGTTCCTTCATCTCCTTCACTATCTCCGTTATCTCCTTTGCCAAATAAACGAGGGAATCGTTGTATAGTTCTATTTCTAAAGTCGAAAAAAAAAGCAGCGTATTTAACACATGGTCTAAAGTCAATTTGCCTATGGCATCTTCATACTTACGTTTGCCGTTACTATCATAAGCTTCGATGTCGTAATACTTTCCGAACTTAGCTTTGATAGGGCGGTATAGTATAGACATCATTTTGTGAGCAGCTTCGCCCATGATTACACCGTCTTTGTAGATGTCACCGCAAACAGTGTCCATGTCTACGTATTCGCCAAAAGACATGCTGCTTAAGTCAGGAATAAACCCTAATTCGTATGCACCAATGCGCACTGTGCGTTCAAAGTCACCACTGCTTAACCGAATGGCTGCTTCAAATGTTTCAATGATTTCATCAATTACATGCACCTGAAGCAAGCGAATGCTCTCGCTGCTCTTGCCAGTGATTACATGCACCTGTTCCACCTTATCGACTGCGTTTTGAT